CAAAGCGATACGCTGTGACATAGAGAAAATGTTAGGATCAGATACAGGCAGAACATCTACACGCGCATCAAAGTCTTGTGTGAATACCTGCGGTCCCATCTGCATGTCAGCAGGGTATGGATACTCCTGCACAGACTGAGAAAAGATTTTAGACAGTAGTTTGAACTCAACCTTCTGTGAGTAGTGCAAACGCTTATGAATCGCTGACATAACCTTTGTGCCACGTTCCATAATCGCCATAGTGGTGCCCACGGGCGTCTCACCGCCCATCTCACCCACCTTCAGGTCTGCCATGGACGCGAACCTACGTCCAGCGTCTACAAGCGTTCCTAGAAGGTTATAGAGCGTCCCTGAAGGCTCCTTGAAAGGAAGAGGCATGAGGGAGCCTTGCAGGGTGCCACCAACCACGTCAATATCGCGGAACTCGCCGGGCTGTAGTGGAGCATCTTCGTCCCTAATGCGAGCGCCACGGGCCTTGAAACCTGCCGGAAGGTTGGAAAGCGTACCCGCATCAATTAACTGACGCAGGATAGACGTTGAGGCTTGAGCTAGACCACCAATCATGTGTGTTAAGCCCAAGCCATAGAAACCCAATCCGGGGAGGAATTTGTAATGCACGAAATATTGTTTCGCACGTTTCATTGGGTCCATTTCTTCATAGCTACGGCGTACAGACAAAACCTCATTGTTGTCTGCTAGGATCGTAACAATGTAAGGCAAACGCAAACCTGTAGGCTCGCCGTCTTCGCCCATGTCTTCAAAGCCTTCAATATCCAAAGTCGTATGCACTTCGTACAGTGTCATCTCTTCAGATGGTCCGCTTGGATGCACACCCTGAATATCATCAATTGACTCATCAATCTCATCAGACATGTCTGCATCGCCCATAGAACTCGCAGGCAAATCAATGTCACGATAGAAGCCTGTTAGCTGTAGCTTACGAACTTCGTTAGAATCCATAGATATACGATGTGTTATACGAGGCGACGACATAAGGTCAGTCGCACCATAAGGAACAATCAAATCTTCCGCATGAATAAACTTGGAAACTGCACGACCCTTCAATGGATCAAAGTAAACTTTCTTAAACGTAGAACCAATGACTGGAAGGTAAAACAGCATCTGATCCAGTTCAGGATCGTACTCTTCCATTTCATACGTGATCATGTAGTTCATGTAGTCTTTGACGCGCTCTGCTTGCTTAACAAGCATTTCATTCTGCGCACCAACAACTTGTGTTCTGACAGGACCAGTTGCAGGCAGTAATTCACGATACGCTTGCGCTTGGAACTGGGTTACAGATTCAGCCAAAAGCGGGTGGATTACACCAGACGATCCTTCAAACGGCTCTGTGCGTTCTTCGGTCTTCATGCCCAAGAACTCAAGGCCAGTCTTGTAGGTGTCTTCCCAGTCTTCACGAGCCGCTAGGTCGTCTTCGATTGAACCTACCAAATCACCTGCAATGCGACCTAATTCGGCCTCATCAATGACTTCGGCAAGGTTGCCATCAAACGGAATGGATTCAATTGGCTCCGTAGGCTCCTCGTATTCACCAATAACTGCGCTGCCATCATCAAATTCAGTAACCCCGGGATTCGCAGGAATCTCAGGTATTTCAACGGCACTCGTTGTATCTTCAATCATTGGTTCGTCTGGGACGCCACCAGCACCTATTCCGCGTTCAATAGCCATCAGAAGATGTCCTTTTCATTCCCCTCGACAGGTTCAAGATCATCCATATCGTCAAAGTCAGAGATAGGACCACCTTTTTCCCAAGCATTACAGATATTCTCAGCTTCACAGGTAAAGTCTAGCTTTTCACAGTAGCCAACCTGATCACCCTCTTCGAAGTCCAAGCCGCTACTGATACAGTCAAGCATTTCAGAACGAATGTTGTAATACTCGCAAGTGCCGCAAATTTCTTTTTTCTTTTCCCAGTTCTTAACGGAATGACCGTAAGAATACTCCTGAATCGCTTCTTCGCGGTTCTTCGCGTTTAGCTCAACGTCTTGGGTAGACAGAGGACAAACGAAAACTGTTTCTTCGTCCTCTACCTCAAACATAGTGGCCTCGTCATCAACGACTTGGTTGATTCCAGATGTAAGCTCATCCATGTCAATGTTGATAACGATTTTAGCCATTTACTTTACCCCAGAAAACTTTGTACCTGATACGGCTGCGCCACCACCACGGCAGACACCACCGCCGTCTTTGTAGCCACGAACCTTACCACCATATTTATACGCTTTTACCGCGCCACCTTCCATGTATTTCATGGCTGCTTTGGGGTCCATTTTCATTTGCACCTCTTCAGGTAGCTGTGAAAAACCTTTGTACTTCTTTGGTGTGTTAGGCATTATCTCTGTCCTTTGTACTTGGGTCCACGGCCTGACATAACCGCACCACCGTTTGCGTAAGCGCGAACCGCGCCACCTTTGGCTTTTCCACGAGGCTTAGAATAATCTGGGCTATCAAAATAAATATCGTGGATTCGATCTAAAGTTGTGTCAGCATTCCTGCGACCTGCCTCTTGAGGGCTATATTTCCCAGGTCGCATTTGATTGCTATAACCTTCGCTGATTAGATCATATAGCTCATCATTGCCTCTGCCCTCTTTGAGACGCTTTCTAGCTGATGGAGACTGATACATTAATGCACCAGACTCTGTAGGCTTTAGCTTAATTTGTTGTTTTTTAGACTTGCTGCCACGTTTGCCGCCGCGTGTTGAACTCGCCATTATCTCATTCCCTTATACTTGCCGCCGCGACCCTTCATGGTGCAGCCATTTTTGGGTTTCTTGGTGCGCTTCTTCTTAACAGCACCGCCTTTTTTCATTCCAGCAACAGCTTTGCCTGCCATCGCACCAGCACGGCTTGCTCCACCACCACCACCTAATGCGGCACCCATAAGTATGTTGCGAAGCATCGCAGCTTTGTCACCACCACCTTGAGCAGCACCACGTCGTCCACCACGAGAACGCATCTCCTGCAACATCAATTCAATGTCGCCCTGCTCTGCACTAGGTGATACATCCTCAAGTGTGCCGGGGCGCAAACGTGGACGGGGAGAAGTTGTACCGGGACGCAGCTTTGGTCGCGGTGAGCTTCCTGTTTTACGACGCAAGTAGTCTCTTACTTGAGCCATCATTTCTGGACTTAGATTTCTACCATTAGCCATTAGTAATACTCTCTTCTGCGACGGGCATACGCCAGTTCATCTTCATCATCATAGTCAGTCGGGGTGGTGATAAACCCACCCTGTCTGAAACGTAGTATAGCCTGAGTCATCGAATCAGCCAAGTCATCATGTTCACCATTCGGAAATGCTGCACATTCTTCCAAAACTTCATCAGCAAAATTAGTGTCAGGTGCCCACACCATCCCACTCTCAAACACAGGCGCACAAGCATGCATACGCGTAAACTTGTCCGCACCACGACTCGGCGTAAACGGCGTTACAGGAATACCCATCCTACGCAGTTCCTGCGTCAAAGGCATACCGCTCGCCTTCTGTTCAATCAAAACCATGTCAGGCTCGTACAGCTTATACAGTTCCTGTGCTTGGTGCTTTAGTTCAGGAAACTCCCACCTGCCCCTAACAGCATCCAACAACACAATGTGATCCTCACCAACGTCCTCGTTGTGAAAAATACCCCATGTCGTTATCGCAGAGTAGTCAGCCCTGTCGCTCTTACTAAACGCAGTATCGTAACTCTGAATGATATACTCACAAGCAGGCGGTGCTTCCTTTTCCCAAAGATTCCACCACTCTCGCTTAATAATAGCACCCTCTTCAGCAGTCGGGTTCTGCATATACTGAGCGTTCCATTTCCCTACAGGAATAGACGCCTTAACGCTCTCCAACTCATCCAAAGACCAGAACTCAGGCCATAGCGGATCGCCCTTCGGCATAATCGCAGGAAACTCAACAATCTCCCACTTATCCGCACCCTTTTCGCTCTGCTTCGCCAAAACCTTCGCAGTCAGGTCACGAATAGACCAACGCGTCATCACAATGATGATTGAACCCCCGGGCTGCAAACGCTGCCGTGGACCAGAGGTGTACCACTCGTAAATATTATCTAACGCCGTAACACTCAGCGCGTCTTGTTCGGAGACAGGATCGTCGATAATCGCAAGGTCAGCCCCGCGCCCCGCGAGAGCACCACCGACACCCACCGCATAATACTCGCCGCCACCGTTCGTACTCCATCGACCACTCGCTTTAGCGTCCGTTGCAAGACTGACATTAGGGAAGACATCACGAAACTCCTCGCTATCAATTAAGTTCTTAACCTTACGACCAAAGCCAACAGCCAACTCAGCCGTGTGAGTCGCCTGAATAATCTTCAAATCAGGACGCCTACCCATCAGCCATGTCGGAAACAAATAACTCGCAAACTCAGACTTTGTATGTCGAGGCGGCATGTTCACAATCAAACGCTTCAACTTACCATCTGCAACATCCTGCAGCTTCTGAGCGTAAATCTTGTGGTGC